TCGGTTTCGCTCCGGCGTATTCACCTGTTCATTTCCCCATTATACAAGTGAAAGGACAGGTGGGCTGTTTATATTGTTGATTTGAAGTGAAGGCGCTACTCTTTTATTCTTCTCCTTCATTAGCTCAAGCGCGAGAAAAAGATTATGAGAAGCGAACTGGACTTCGCTCTAATCGAAGGCATCGTTCATTTAGACAGTATCGTCAGTCATACCTTCATGACAGATAGGCTAGCTGCCATATGCGCTCCTTCAACAAAGCGCTGTCCGTGACAATGTACAGCCCCAAGAAAAACGGATAAGTAGGGAAGCGGGTGCTCGTCTCTTTACCGCGTTTTCCGTCGAGCCCCAATACAGCGTCCGCCACTCCTGTCAGGCTCATGGAGCCGGACATCCGCTCGTACCAATCGTCGCTTTCCCTCGTTTTGCACAGGTGATGCACATGGCCGCGAGTTGTCGCTCTTGTGTGACCTTCTGCTGTTCGCCGAAGATACGCGTGTCCGCCTCGTACGCGTTTTCCCCGCGCGTGCTAAACCCCCAGCTATCGATGTTGACGAGCTAAGGGTAGGCCCAGCCGTTTTTGCAGCTGGGCGATGGGCGTGCCGGGTGTTTCCGGCGCTTTGGGGTTTTTCGGTTGTTCAAGTGTTTCCGGCTGTTCAGTCTTTTCTGTCTCTCCCGAGGTACTTCGCACCGTCTCTCCCTGATGTTCGGGCCTCTTTGTCTGTACAATAGATGTATGATCTTCGCCCTTTTCAGGGCGGGACGGCTGTTGCCGGCGTCGGTCCAGCCAGGCCTTGACCTTTGCCTCTGCTTCCACAATATCCACAGGGCGCTGCTTTATGACATTGGCCAGCCCGCTGCCCGGCATATCCTCGGCGATCCCATCGATGAACCCCTCCGCGAGCGCAGCCGTGGCATCCATCCACGAAGTCGAGGTCATCATGCTGGCCAAGTCGACTCGGGTCTTTTTACATCGGACCGCGTAGATGTTGAGGATGCTCTCCTTGCAGGCCCGAAGAAGCCCTATTGCCTCCGTAAGATCGCGCTCATTGCCCCAGGCGATGATGGAAGGATCATGGATCATCCAAAGACTTCCCGGCGTCATCTCGAGCCGATCCGCCGCTGTGGCGAACACCGTCGCGGCAGAGGCCGCTGTTCCGGACACCGTGATATGTACGTTCCCCGGATAGGCGCGGACATCATCGTACATCCGCGTCGCGGCATTGCAACTGCCGCCGAAGCTGTTCAGTCGGATATGTACATCGTCTGAAAATTCGTTCTCGGCTCCGTACAATACTTCATGCAGGCCCTCCGGCGTGATCTCATCGCCGAACCATTCCTCGTCGTCGATATATCCGTTCAGGTGAAGTTCCCTCAAGGAGCATCCCTCCTGTTCATCATTTGAACTGCCTTGATGGGCAGCATGTTCCCATTGACCAGATAGGCATTGCCCCCGTCCTCATCAGACAGCGGGTTCATATTCTCCAGCTCGCGGATATCGTTGGCCGAAAGCCAGCCGTTCTGACGCCCGATTGCGTACCCCTCCATGCGCTCCTTGTACGCTCCTCGCAAAAGACCGTCCATATTGAATCGAACATAGAAATGACTCTTGTCTTTTTCAGAGAACAGAGCCCGATTCATTGCCTGCTCGATCCGGATCAACCATGGGCGGATGGTGTGAACGCCGAACGAAATCGCCTGGTGCTCGATATTGCTGAAGGTGGCGTGCTCCAGATCCCCGACCAGGTGCGGCGGCACGCGGTAGATCCGGCAGATCTCGGCCACCTGGAACTTGCGGCTCTCCAGAAACTGCGCTTCATTGTTGGGCATCGAGATCCGCTCGAACTTCATGTTCTCCTCGAGGATCGCCACTTTTCCGGAGTTGGCGGAACCACCGTACGCGGCGTTCCAGCTCTCCCGCAGCGCGGCCGGATTCTTGACGGTGTTCGGGTGTGTCAGCACACCGGATGGCGTTGCGCCGTTGGAGAAGAACCGGCTCCCGTATTCCTCCGCAGCCATGCCCAGGCCGATCGCATTCTTCTCCAGCGCGATGGGGCTGTAGCCGATGATCCCGTCAAACCCGAGTCCGGGGATGTGAAGAACATCCTCCGGACGGAGCCGCGCGACGCTCCCGCCTTGTGCCGTGTAGTCGTAGAGGAGTGTTCCATTATTGTCGCGATCCACCTGCATCTTTTCCGGAAGTAGTGGGTATAGCCCAAGGATCCGTCCGCGGCCGTCCCGGAGGATCTGGCAGTAGGAATTCCCCCAGAGCAACAGGTGCGTGAGCATCGTTTCCCGGAGGATGAACGAGGTCATCTCGCTATTCGGCTCGTCGTGCAGGATCCGATACAGTGGATGACTTAATGCCTTTTCGCTGCCCTCGTCCGTGTATTGGTAGACGTGGAGCGGAAGGCTCGCGACTGTCTCCGCAATCACGCGCACGCAGGCGTACACCGCCGTCATCTGCACCGCCGTCCGTGGATTGACTGCCTTGCCCGCAGCACTGCTGCCAAAGTAGAACGCTAGCGCAGCGCTTACGCTGTCTCGCGGCGAGGGCTTATCGCGCGAGCGAAATAGCCACGCAAAAGGGTTGTTCATTTCATTCCTCCAGATATTCGTCACAGCCCATTCCCAGTCTTCTTATCATGGCAAGCTTTGCATAACGGTTGCCAGTTTCCTTTATCCCAGAACAGCTTATCATCGCCGCGATGCGGGATGATGTGATCGACGACGGTAGCCGGGGTCAACCGTTTCTCGGTGAGGCATAGAGCACAAAGAGGGTACCTTTTTAAGAAGAGTGCCCGCGCTCGTCGCCATCGAGCGTCATAACCGCGCTGTGCAGCCGACTCTCTGGCATATAACCGGCGATGCTGCTCGCAGTAAACACCCTCGGATAAGTTAGGACAGCCGGGTTGGCGGCAGGGACGCTTCGGTGATCTTGGCATAGGCTCTATATAAACAAAAGTCCGCGATCTGTGTCATACACGCTACCGCCGGTGTTCTGGTTCTTCATTGCCCGGTCGAGCGCCATCACGAGCGCTACCGCTCCGTCCACTTTCTCCGTTGATTTTTCTTTGTCGATCTTGAGGTTGCCCGCCGGGTCCGTGCGCACAAAGGCGTTGTCCATGTTCCACCGGAGCACCGGATGCCCGCCATGGTTGAGGTTGCGTTCCAGGACGATGCGCATAAGTTCCTTCGTCGGAGGACTCATGTCCTTGAACCCCTGCCCGAACGGAACCATGGTGAAGCCGTCATCCTCGAGTGTCTGGACCATCATCGTGGCATTCCAGCGGTCATAGGCGATTTCCCGAATGTTGTACCGCTCGCCGAGCTGTACGATGAACTGCTCGATGAACCCGTAGTGCACGACATTGCCTCCGGTGGTCTTGAGGAATCCCTGTCGCTCCCACACGTCGTACATCACATGATCGCGGCGGACGCGCAGCGACAGCGTCTCCTCGGGCAGCCAGAAGAAGGGGAGTACTGTATACGGATCGCCCTCGTCCTCCGGCGGGAATACCAGTACCAGCGTCGTCAGGTCGCTTGTCGACGAGAGGTCAAGCCCGGCATAACAGGTGCGGCCTTCGAGCGCAGCAGCATCGACAACTCCTCCGCAGTCGTCCCAGCGATCCATCGGCATCCAGCGAACCGATTGTTTGACCCATTGGTTCAGGCGGAGTTGACGAAACATGTTCTCATCCGCCGGCGTCTCCAGTGCTTTTCGATAGGCGTCGCGCACCTTATCGATGGTGATCGTGTGATCCAGTGACGGGTTCGCCCTGTACCAATTCTTTTCGTCCTGCCAGTCTGCGTCGTCGGGGAGCCCAAAGATCACGGGATAGAAGCGGGGGTCGGCCTTTCTGCCCTCAAGAATATCCAGCGCCTTCTGATGAACTTCCCAGCAGATGCTGTTCCGGTCCGTGCCTGCGGTCGTCAGGAAGAACCACAGCGGCTGCTTCCTGGCGTCGCCGGAACCCTGGGTCATGACGTCGTACAGCGCACGCGTCGGCTGCGTGTGAAGTTCGTCAAAGATGCAGGCGCTGACGTTCAGGCCGTGCTTTGTCGCGACCTCTGAGGATAACACCTGATAGATGCTCCCGGTGGGCATGTAGACCATCCGCTTGGTGGAGGGGATGATCTTGATCCGCTTCAATAGCGCGGGCGACTGTTTGACGTGATCCACTGCCACATCAAAGACGATCGCGGCCTGCTGACGATCCGCGGCGCAGGAGTAAACCTCCGCTTTCCACTCGTCATCGTTGACCAGCATGTTGAGCGCGATGGCTGCACCGAGCTCTGATTTCCCTTGTTTTTTGGGGATCTCGATATATGCCGTGGTATATTGCCGCATAGAGGGGTCGTCGTCGCGAACCGTGCCGAATACATCGAAGATGATCTTCTCCTGCCAAGGAAGCAGATTGAATGGCTTACCGTGGAACTCGCCCTTGGTGTGCTTCAGGCACTGGATGAAGTCAATCACCCTGCGCGCTTTCTGCGCATCAAACGCCATCGCGCCAGCCTCCCTTGAGCAATTTCTCCATCGGATCCTCGGTGAGCACATCGTCCGTACCACCGCCGGCCGCAATAACACGCGCGCGCGAGGCGGGCGTCAGTCCGAACTCGGAACAGAACGACTGCATTGTCTTCAGGTTCTGCTGAGCGATGGAGACCTGCGGCACCTGCTGGACGTACCCGGAGGGCGTCTTGAAGATCGAGCCGTGCTGGGTGATGAATTCCTCGGCTTCCCGCCAGCGGGCATATGCCTGGCAATACCCTTCGAACGCCTTGAGATCGGCGACGGTCAATACGCGCATTGCCTCCAGGGCCGGAGCCAAGCGCTTCCATTCCTTCTTTGCCTCCGGGAGCAGCCAAGAGGGACACTTTATTTCACCCTCTGGCGGAATCGGCTCGTTCTTGTTGAGCGGACGTCGCCCCTTGCCGCGATCCCCTTCCAACAGCTTCAGTGCTGTCGGCTTGGGTTTTCTGCCCCGAGTCGCCAAGTGATGTCACCTCCTGTTGTGCAAATGAAAAAGCCGAAGTCATCGACCTCGGCTTCATGGGGTAAGGCGGGGGTTATTTGAATGCCTTAAATACCTCCAGAATCTGTTGGCTCTTCGGATGGTCTTCGATCTTGTATTCGTTGACGACTTCGCCATTTTCCAGCTCAGAATAGGTATTCCTCAGCAAGAACTCCTGGTTGTGCCACACCGGATCGTCCGACTTTAAATCTCGACCCTGCTTGTCCGCGTATTCCAACACAGACGTCGCCGTTCCACTCAGATCATTCAGGTCGTACTCAAAGACCATGAACTGTTGGTCCTCGAGCTTTACAAGATGCTGCTTGGTGCTGCCGAAAAGCATGTTCAGGGTGGCGTTCTCCGTTGTCTCTACGAATTCAGCACTGATCCCAGCGTTAGTCCATGCCTGGATCAGTCCCATGATCCGTCCTTCCGCCTTTACCTCCGCAGCCACCGGTTTGCTTTCATTCTCTACTGCAGCTTGTGCTTCGGTCGCGGTCGGCTCGCTTTCAGTCTTCTCGGTTGATGTTGGCGTGCCTTTATTCGGTTGTCCATTGCAGCCTCCAAGCAGAGCTAGGGATAGTACCAGTGCCATCATCGCAAACGCGATCCTCATGTTCTTGTTTCGCACTATCTGACACCTCCTCTAATTCCGATTGCGCCAAGCAATCATATTTTAACACGCCAAGACGTTATATGCAAGTGAATGCAAGGATGGATTGGATTCATGTCCACCTCGGGAGGGATAGGCTTGTTCTTGAGTGGGCGTCGCTCGTTGCCGCGATCACCTTCCAGTAGCTTCAACGCCGTCGGCTTGGGTCTTCAGCCCTCGGATTGCCAAACTCAGAGACTCCTGTTCCATATGGATTTCGCTTGGATTCGTACATCTACAAGCGAAGAAGAAAGGAGCAACTCTCGCTTGCTCCTCTGGACGAAGTGCTACTAGAAATTGAACTCGCTTTCCCAGTCGAAGTCTCCTGAAGACTCGCAGTTTTTTGGCCAATGCGCGCACCATTCAGGGACCAAAGGTTGCTCGACTCGATCAAGACTGGGCGTATAGGGCTTAATGTCCAGCACCGGACTCCCGGGATTGGCGTCAATGTAAGCCAATCCGACAATACCATTCTCATGGTCAATGTAGGTGATCTGCGCGCAAGACAGGGCCAGCGGGTTCGGTCTATTGGGACTGCGTGTCGCGAAGGTTCCCAGCATGGCCGGGCCGCGAACGTATGGCTTTGCCTCCGTCAACATGTTACGCGACTCCTCGTTGTCACAGCCATCAAACCACCAAAGAATCTGTGCATGGGAAAAGCCATCCATCCCTTGTAGAGCGGGGATATATCGGGGTTCAATTCGCATGGCAAATCCATCTTCATCACAAAAGACCTCGCCAACCTTCCGAAGCTGCAGGCATTCCATCTCAACATCTCCTTTTTTTGTATGAATTCCCGTGCCGACAGCTTTATTGTAGCAGAAGTATCGAACACTTCAAGCCCTTATTTTCATTTTCTTACTCTCGTTCGCGATCTCAGCATAAGACAGCGTTATCCCATTTCGTGATACGCTTACTCCCTTAGAACCACCGATGAGTTCGACAAACCGTTGGGCAATAACAGTAGCATACTTGGGATCGAGTTCCATAATCCTACAGATCCGGTCGGTCTGCTCGCACGCGATCAGCGTCGAGCCCGAACCTCCGAATAGGTCAAGGACAACTCCGTTCGGTGCGGAGCTGTTCTTGATCGGGTAGGCAAGGAGCGGTATCGGCTTCATCGTAGGATGCTCGGCAGACCGCTTCGGCTTGTCGAAATTCCAAATGGTCGATTGCTTTCGATCCGAGAACCACTTGTGTTTACCGTTCGGGAGCCATCCAAACAGCACCGGTTCATGCTGCCATTGGTAAGGGGAGCACCCGAGCACCAGCGAGTTCTTTGCCCAGATACAAACGCCGCTGATGTGGAACCCGGCCTCTTTGAACGCACGGCGAAAATTCAGGCCCTCCGTGTCCGCATGAAAGACGTATGCCGAGCCGCCCTCCGCCATATGCGCCGCCATATTGCGAAACGCGGCCAGCAAGAACTCGTAGAATTTCCCGTCGCCCATACTGTCGTTCTGAATGGTCTTGCCGTCAGCGCTCTCGTACGCCACGTTATACGGCGGGTCCGTTACGACGAGATTGGCCTTGACGCCATCCATGAGTAGTGCGACATCCTCTGTCTTGGTCGCGTCGCCACAGACGAGGCGGTGACGCCCCAGTGTCCAGACGTCGCCCGACTCAACGAAGGGCTTGATCGCATCCGGGTCGATATCGCATTCGTCGTCCTTGACATCCTTGTCGTGGACCTTGGAGAACAGATCGTCGACCTCAGCGGCATCAAAGCCGGTCGCGCCAAGGTCATACCCGGAGGTTTGGAGATCGGAGAGCAGATCCGCCAGCGCAACGGGTTCCCATTCTCCGACCGCCTTGTTGAGCGCAATATTGAGCGCCTTCTCGTCCTGCGTATTTTCAATATGCACGACCACGCAGTCGATCTCGGTTGCTCCCTCGGCGGTCAGAACCTTATAGCGTTGGTGTCCACCTACGATATTGCCGGTGACTTCATTCCAGATGACGGGGTCAACATACCCGAACTCATGTAGGCTGCGCTTGATCTTCTCATAGGCCGGATCGCCGGGCTTAAGGTCTTTGCGCGGGTTGTATTTGGCGGGTTTCAGCTTTTCAACAGGAATCCGCTGCAAATTCATCGCAGTATTCACGGAGCACCTCCACTAAGATCAGATTCAGCTCAAAAAACCACTCAAAACGGGCGGCTTTTTTATTTTGTGCCTGAAATCCCCCGGTCCCGAATTGGTCGGATTCTCACGCGAGAGGGGGGCGCGGTCTCCAGCTAGGGATCTGTCGAGATCCGATCCCCCCTACCCTTGGGCGCTGTACCCGGCGGCGACCCGGCGGGTGTGCCCGGCAACGACCCGGCGGCAACCCGGGCGGCGACCCCGGCGGCGACCCGGCGGGCACACCCCGACACCGCGGGCGCGCGGCAACCCCGGGCGGCGACCCCGTCGGCAACCCCGGCGGGTGTGCCCGGGCGGCGACCTCGGCGGTGTACCCGGGCGGCGACCCCGGCGGTGTACCCGGGTGGCGACCCCGGCGGCGACCCGGCGGGTACACCCGACCCCGGCGGGCGGCAACCCGGGCGACCCCGGCGAGCCGCAACCCCGGCGACCCCGGCGCTGGCGGGCTTCTTCTTATGCGCGTACGCGGAACCCCTGCGGCAACCGACGTATCACAAACGACGCAACAAGTACGCCGTTTGTTGTCTTGCGTTTTGGACCCGCCCGAGTGATGAATGGTCGCGCCGGGCACACCCGGCAACGCCGCGGCCGGGAAAGGCGGATGCCGCCACCATGCCGCCGGGCTGAAAGGGGAACCACCATGACCACCACCCGCAAAACCGCCGCCGCCACCTGCTTGGCCGAAGCCGCCACCGCCACGACCTTCGCCCGGGCCGCCCGGAACAACGCGACCGCGGGTCAAACCGCGGCCGCCTGGCGGGCCGCCGACACCGCCCGGTGCGCCGCCACCTGCGCGCTCCAGGCACACGCCGCCCTTTGGGAAGCCGCCCGCGGCCAGCTGACCGACGCCGAGTGGGAGGCCTTCGAAGCCGCCGAGCTCGCCCAGACCGCGGCCGCCGAAGCGGAGCG